GAATGATTTCTTCTTGGTCTACGTGCCATAAAATACTCCATATATTGATGTTTATAACATCATTTGGGGAGCAAAATATCACTTATAAGTGTTGTTCAAATTTCCTGATCCACCTCTTTATTTCCGTAACCAGAGGTTGGAATAAAATAGCAAGTAGGGATAGACATCTCCATAAAGACATCATTCACAAATATTACAATGCGGTGCTTCATTATGAAGATGAGTTGAATCTGGAAAATACTGCTAGGTCAAACACGCATCGGGATATCGTATTAATGTGCATGTATACGGGATGCCGTAAACAGGAGGCATGTTGTCTAAAGTGGGCTGATGTAGATATTAAAAATGGTACCTTAACTTTTAGAGATACCAAAAATGGTTCAGATCATACTTTTCCTATTGGTGATCATCTACACAGTATTTTGCGTGAACGTTGGTTATTAAGAGAAAACGATTGGGTTTTCCCAGCTACTAAGATGCCTACTTCGTGGAATATGCATGCAACTAAGGTAGATACATTATTGAATAGAGTGGGTAAGGAAGTTGACTATTACGTTTCAATGCATGATTTTCGTCGTACATTTGCCACTATATGCAACCTTTTAAGATTTAATATTTATGTGACAAAAAGACTTCTTAATCACACGGCTAAACCAAGAATTGATGTGACAGGTGGTTATGTTCAAATTCCAGATGAGGAATTAAGAGCTTCGATGAATATGATTGAGGCGGTTTATCAAGGAAAGATTGATTGCTTCAACTACCAATCTGTTTGGACAGAAAGATTAAAAGAAATAAAGGCGGTTTAACCGCCTTAAACTGTTGCAAGCTGTGCTGTATTAAGCACAGTCTTGCTTTGCTCATATTTCAAAACGTCTTTCTTTTTATATGAAACACGTCTCCCAATTTTCGAGAAAGGCAGTGATGATTGATCACAACGCATTCTAGCTAATGTCCAAGGCGAGCAATCTAAATAAAGTGCTACAACCTCTTGAGGAAACTTCTGTTCTTCATTAGCCATTATGAAGCGATCCAAATATTCTTGTTGCTCTGCATCAGATAGATTTCTCAGATCTTTTAACATTTACTCCTCCTTACTTTCCGCTTTAACTTCTAATTGAGTACCCTCATATGTGCCATCACCACCACAATACAGACAGTGTGTATATATGCCTAAACCATCCCCATCAGGACTAAAGTTTTCAGGTAATGAAACATCTATAAATTCAGTACCGCCAATTGGCTTCGTATGAATATGAGGGGCAAGGCCGTAATAGGGGAAAATGCATTCACCGTTCCCGTCATCACAAAAATCACATGTTTTAACTTTTAATCCACTCATCCTTTAGTTCCTCAACTCATTACGTTCTTTCTTCAATTGACGCAAAAGGTTGTGAAGGGTAACGGTTACAGCTTTATCTAAACTTTTAGTTGAATGGAATTCTGCAAGCTGAGACAGTGCTAAACCAAAAATGTGATATGCAAAAACTTTTGCAGCTTCCGGATTGTTTTTGATAAGCTCCTCAGTACTTGGACAAATGATTTCTTCAAAAATATGAAGAGCCACCTGATCCGGAGTACCTTCAATACGGCTAGGGCTCAAATTAACTTCACCAATAACTTTGCTCATTGTTGAGAATCCTCACTTAAAATTTCCCATTCACCCCAATCGCCCAAATAACCAGATTTTGAAATGCTTGTTGTAATCACTTGACCATCATCACAAGTTACTTTCATTCGATTGGCATCTATGCGAACAGCTTTATAAACAACATCCATTTGTAAATTTGCTGGTAAAGGACTTGAGCCATTTACAGATTTAATTCTTACTTCCATTTTTAAGCCCTCAAATATTCTTCTTTAGTCCACTCAACAAACTCTCTATAAAGCTGCTGGGCAGGTTTATTTAATCGGTTGTGATAGTCGATCGTTATGCGCCGCCAAGCAACTGGTACCGCATAATGCTTTGTTAGAAACATTGCTTGGTCCATGCCTTGCCGGACTATTACGTAGCCCAGCAATTGCAAGTAGTACATAAAACCAAGCATGTGTTTTTGGCTCACTTTCTTGTACTGATCTTTCATGTTAGAAACCGTCCACTAATAAATAATCAGGGGTAGATTCTTGTTGAGTAGGTGTAGGATTCTCTAATTCATAGCGGCGTTTTCTCACATACCCCATTAGCTTCGGTTGAATCTGCGGATCTCGTGCAGCCACGTCTATTTCCAAAGCATCTAGCGTTGTAAGGTCTGGTGCAGTTTGGATTTGAACCATTAAAGAGGGTGGCTCATTAGCAGATGCCTTTTCTTTTTCTAGCTCTTCAAGACGTTTGTGAGTGGCGAGAAGGATAGGCTTCATTTGTTCGTCATCCCATGTGCGGGTATAACGATAAACCGCATTTACTTCTGCAGGTGTTTTTGACTCTTTTACACGCTGTAGAAGAGTATCTAGGGTTTGCTGATATTCTGGATCTACTTTAGGCTCGTTAGTTTCTGGAACTAACAGATCTTCAGATGTGATGACATTTGTTTGTTCGGTAATAACAATTGTTGGTTGAGTTTCTGCAGAAATAACTTCACTAGGCTTTTCAGCTTTTGATTTTTTGCCTCTCTGTTTTTTAGGTTCCTCACCAAGACGAATAACACTTAAGTCATCATTAACTTCAAAACCTAACGCTTTGGACAGTGCTTTTAATTGAAGCTTGGCGTTTTCTGCATCACGTTGAACGAAGCCACTGTTAATAGAATCAATTAATGCGTTAGTTTTGAAATCTAAAACATAAACCGTAGGTGAATATGTACTGATTACATAAACTTCCTGACCCTCTTCATACTCATCAATAGTTAATGGCTTTGTGAATGTAATGCCAGCCAGCTCAATAGTTTCGATTTTGATGCAGAATTCAAACCCCGGTTTACCAAAAACAGAAGCGGGGAATTGATCTAAGTCAGAAAAGTCCAACATGTCTCCAATAGGACGACAAAGAACAGTTTTACCTTTTTGAAGAGCTGCAAATGCTTCAGCTGCAGTGATTAGATTATTCATGCTGTCATCCCCGTTTTAGCTAATGTTTCAATGTCTTGTTTAACTGCTGGCAGATTTGCTGCTTCAATTTGGATAAGGGCATCTATGCCGAAGTGTTCACAAACTGTTTTCACGTCTAGGCCGCGTTCAGCTATGAAGTTTTGAAGTTCATCTCTTTGTTGATCTGAGATACCGTTAAATTCAGGTGGACTAATCCAAGTGCCACGTTGCTTATCAAACGTGCAATTCAATGCTTTAGCCCTCATTAACATTGCTTGGCGCATGTTCTGGTAATACATATGTTCTTTATCAAGCGACTCAGTTAATTGATTAAGGTCACCTGCATGCTCTGCTTCCTCACAGCTTTGTTTCCAGTTTTCTAGCTCTTCTTGGGCTTTAGCTGCTGCAAGTTGTGCAGGCGTTAAGGTGTTAATGTGATCTTTAGCTTGAGTAATCAGGTCAGCCAAGAAAGTTGGATGTGTTTTGAGATCTGGTACCCACACTTCACCAGTTTCACCGCCTAGTGCACCTGAGTTTTTCGCATGATGTGTAGGTGAGGGTTTGAAATTAATAACGCGGGCATTTTTACCTTCACCTGTGGTAACAGTTGTTAGATAACCCATGACATCTGCTATACGGTAAAGTTCGTTACGGTTTTTACCACCTAGATCTGGTCGGTAAATAATTTGATCACCGTTTTGATCTTCTGATGCGTGTGCAATGAAAACAACATCTTTACCTAAACTGATCAAAGTATTGATGTATTGCTTGAACGTTTGGTTCGCTAAACCTTGAGCCTTTAACTTTAAAGAACCATCTTTTTGACGGTTATTTGCCGTAAGTAACAGGTGGGTTTTAATGCATTCAAGCATTGCACCCACGGTATCAATGACTACGGTTTTATATGGTGCTAAGTCCTGCGGAGTAAGGTTTGCAACATCACTCCATTGTTGAACCTGTACAACCGCACCTCGACGTAATTCACCAGTACGGTGAGCACCACGGTCAAAGTCAAAAGAAATTGCTTTTTCCGCAGTAAAGCCCATCGATGATTTACCTAAACCCGGATCCGCGTATAGGTACACAATAATTGCTTGAACCAATAAAGTTTGGTCAGCAGTAATAATCGGTAGAGCCATTTTATTATCCTTATCTTGAGCCAGTGAAGCCGCGCTTAGTTTTATAAGCCTTGCGGTCATAAGTAGGGATGTTTGTTTCGCGCAGTTTTATTGCGAGCTGCTTTCTGCGCTGAAAATCGATTTCTTGTGTGAGTTCATTCCAAACTTTTGGATAGTCGGTTTTGAACTTTTTAACGTCCAAAGGCGTCTTAACTTCACCCTTAACTTTGTAAAGAACTGAGCCATTAGCATTAGAGGCGTACACTTGCCAGCCGATGCGGACAGAGTAGAGACCCTTATCATCACGGCCTAAAAATGACTTGTAGCCGTCAGGGTGTTTTTTGAAATTAGTCATCTTTAAGCCTCCACCAACTTGTTACGTTCGATGAAGCCTTTTAGAAGGCCATTGATGTTTCGGATGTCTTCAAATTCGGTGAAATCGTTATATGACTTACCATTAACATCAGTGATTTCATTTACTGTGAGTTGTGTAATATCAACAGCGGTGAATTCAGAACCCGGAACGCCGTAGCTGTCAGGATGGGCTTCAAAATCAAAGCTCACATTTAAACGGAAGCTATCTAATTTGATGACGGCAACGCCAGAATGTTTACCTGTGATTTTTGCGGTTAAAACACCGTAAGTACTTGGTTGAGTCTTAGGGGTAAATAGAGAAGGAGCTTCTTTTGTTTGGAAAGCTGGTTGCAATTGGCAAGCAACTAAAGAACCACCAGAGATTGCAAGAGCAGCCATGCTGACAAATGCAAATGAGTTGAAAGGAGGAGCTTTTACGTTCATAATTGATCTCGCAGTTTTGCAAAAGCACATCGGACCTGGGGAGGGGCGGTGTGCTTTTTTGTTGTCTACGAGACAAATATCGCATTTCCGATATTTGTAGTCAATAGTTATTCCGATATTTTTACTGGTATTCCGATATTGATCTCTTGAAACACAAAAATCACTTTAACAAGGGGGGATTAATTAAAATTATTTAATTGATATTTATGGTCTAGCACTGTTAGTAGTTTGATGAAGGATTATTTTCAACTTCACTATTTAAGTCATCAAGAGCATTATCCACATCTGGAACGACGTCACGCCACTTTTCATTTTCAAAGCGCTCAAATTGATTGTTTACTTCCTCTAGTTTAGCTTCTAACTCAGCAATATGCTCTTCTAATTCAGCAATTTTCTGATCTTTCTCATACACGATAGCATCATGTTCAGCTCGGCTAATAGTGTCTGAACATCCAGTTAAAACTAAGACTGGCAATAACAAAATTATTTTAAAAACTTTCATCTTAACTCTTTCTTACTCTTCGTTTTCCACGGTATGTATATCTCAATGAATCTATTACTTGACCAATAAAATAGCAATCTTCGTCAATTGGAATGATATTGGGATGAAAATTTGGGTTAATCGCTTTTAGATACCTTGTTCCATCAGATTCAATAACCAGTTTTTTGAAAGTAGCATCTTTGTCTTTACGGACGACAATGATATCTCCAGATTGCATATCTGAATAATATACTGTCGGATCTACAACAATATAATCACCTTCTACAAAATCGGGTTCATTACTTACGCCACGTACTTTTAAATAAAAACATTTTTCGCAATCATCTGGGAGAGGGAACCATTCCGTAACTTGAGACATATCTACTGATTCAACATTAGTAAAATTACCTGCTTGTACCCAAGATAAAACGGGTGCCATTCGAGCTTGAACTGGCACAACGTTGGTGGTAATAAGTTCCCCAACTACACCTTTTTTTAATTCTTCAGCTGTAACCCCAAGGGCATTTGCTAATTCAAGTATTGAACCTGTCGACTTGGCATTTCCTGTTTCAAGATCAGAAATTACAGATTGTTTTACACCAGATTTCTGAGCTAACTCTTTTTGAGTCATCTTTTTTGCTTTTCGTATTGCTTTTAAGTTTTCACCCAAAGTAGCCATATGTATTTCCTTAAATACGTATATCGGAATTCTGATACAAATTAGTATCGCTTTGGCTATTGTTAAAATATCGGAAAACCTATATATTCACCTAAAAATATAGGAGCTTCGCATGAATCAATGGCCAAACATGATTTCAGATTTGCGTGAAAAGGGCTTAACACAAACTCAAATTGGTACCGAGATCGGGTGCTCACAGAATTACGTTAGTGATTTAGAGCGCGGGGTATGTGGTAAACGCTTATCGCATGAAATTGCAACCAAATTACAAAAGCTTTGGAAAAAGCATTGCAAAACCAAACAAGTGGCTTAGGTAACAAGATGAGCAAATTATCAGTTGATATTTCTGCAAGTGCCAGAAATGGCGTATCCCGCATATTGCATGGCCTTGATATAAGCAATCAAAAAGAGATTGCTGAACATTTAAAGGTTGATCCAAGCACTATTACTCGGCTTAAAACAGACAAGAAAAACAATGGTTTGAATGAGATTGAAATGTTTTGCGAGCTATTGAGTTTGCTTGGATTAAAAGTCGTTCCTAAAGATTACCAGAGCATTGATAAGGAACGTGTTGCTGCACTTTTAGTCATGTCTAAAAGTTGGATGAACCGTATAGAAACAGTTGATGACCTATTTCATGACGAAATCAGTGGTCAAAAGGAAAAACTTGGATATTAAAAAACCACTACCTGCGCAAACAGGAGTGGTTTATAGGCATTCAGTCGAGATGAATCAAATGAATAAAACTAATTTATCAAATCAAACAACCGAACGCAACCAGCCAGAATTTTTAGTGGGTGACGTTGTAGTACTTACTAAAGAGTGTCGAAGTTTTAAATCAAATGATTTGTTTGAAGTCAAAAATAAAACCCTGACTAGTTTATGGACTATCAAATCACAAAATCATTTGTTTCTGGTTTCATCAAAAGAAATACGAACAGCAACAGTTGCTGAACTTAACGCCAAACGCCGACTAACAAGCGCTGAGCAAGCATTAGCGGAGGTGTCATGAATAGTCAATTTAAGTATAAACCTGAGTACAAACAGACTCAGGAAATTCAGTCCTTCTTTGATCCAGCGTTAGTGATTCTCAATGAGCTACATGATCGTAACCGTAAAAATCTAAGAGCCAAAGGTTATGACGAAAATAATGCTGCAATAACGCGTGAAGAATTTTCACAAACTATGGCACAGCGTTTTCGCATTAATCAGTGGTTAGCAGGGCAGATCGTTAATAGTTTGGCTAATGCTGACTTGGTTCAAAAATTTGGTGGGTATGTAAAGCCTAAGGTCGGTGTACATGAGTAATTTTGTGCCTAATTCCTTTCAAGTGCCTAATGCATTTGTTGACGAGGTTTTAAATAAAATCTCTGATGCTGCATGCAAAATTTATTTAGTTATTTGCCGTAAAACTCGTGGCTGGAATAAGGAGATGGATTCCATCTCTTTAACTCAATTTGAAGAGATTACAGGGAAGAGTAGACCGACAGTTGTTAAGTGCCTTAATGAGCTTATCAAGGTCGGTTTAGTCGTGGAACAACCAAGCACAATTCATGGAAATACATTCAAATTAGGTAACGATACTAGCGTTGGTTTAGTGCTTAAATTCCCTAGTAAAAAAATTTTACTACCTGAAATTTATGGACAGACTAGTAAAAATTCTTTACCACTGCTAGTTAAAAATTTTAACTACACTAGTAAAAATTTTTTACCGCTACTAGTAAAAATTTTTAACACACAAAGTATCACTATCAAAAACAACTCTCAAAGTAATAAAAAAATAAATAAAAAAAGAGGGTCTGTTTCTGAAAAACCTAAAACAGAAAAACCAAATGAATTTAATCCACGTTCAGTTGAACTACCTGCATGTGTAGATTCAGAACTGTGGAACAATTTTGTTGATATGCGTATCAGCATCAAAAAACCACTTTCTGAAAACGCAGTAAAGCTAATCCTTAAAAAACTTATCTCGTTTGGACCTTTGGCTAACCAATCACTGGAAAACTCAATTATCGGAAATTATCAGGGTGTATTTGAGCCTCGCCAAAATCAAATTCAGGAAAACCCACAATCTCATAACGTTCCTGAAGAACCGGGTTATTTCACTCAAATGTACGCTGAGAGCAACCGTTCAAACGTGATTGACGTTACGCCAGTGTCACAAGATTTTGGAGGCTATTAATCATGAATGAATTAGCACCATTTGAAAGTTTTTTAAAAGAACTAATTGCGGCTTACAGAACTAAATACGCTGTTCAGTTCAATAAGAATTTTCCAGTAGAGGGGAAAAATGCCGTTCCAATGCAAATCGTTGAACAGCAGCTTGCTAAAGCATTGGTTGGGGTTACACCTAACCAACTTCAAAGAGGCTTAGCGCTATTTTACGCAAGTACAAATACATACATGCCTAACTTCGCTGAATTCCGTGCTATGTGCATGGGGGACGATTGGTGGAGCGCCGAGAAGGCTTGGGTTAAGGCTTGTGAATACACTCAGATCTCTCAACACAAAAAAGTGACTTTGCCAGACGGAAGAGAGCAGAACCAAGAAATTACAACCTTGACCAAATTTGTACTTGATCAAGTCTATTCACTTATTCAAGACGGAGAAATGTACAAAGCCAAAATGGAATTTATCAAGGTGTATGACGAGTACAAAGCAGAAGCTCAGTTAAAGGGAAAAATTCAGGCTTGGTACCAAGAACCAATTTTATTAGCTCAGAAAAGTGAGCAAAAAGTGCATATACCAGTTTCAAATGACGAAGCGCAAAAGCATCTCAAATCTTTGATGGAACGGTTAAAGATTAACGGCCGTAAACCTGCACCAGTACAAAAGCTTAAGGCTAAGGAAAAAGAGCCTGAGCTTACAAAAGAATTAGGACCAGATCCTTTCGATAATCCGCACGAATACGCAGAGATGTGCCGCCGTGAAGGTATGCCTATTCCAAGAAATATTCTTAAGTTAATTGATGGGGTGAATGCATGAAAGCATCTAAATTGATTAGAGATAAAGGACTGCAATACGCGAAGGAAATCGTAGATTCAGCACCCGATAACGCAACTGAATGGAACGAGGGTTATGAGTTCCAATGTGGTCAAAGTGTAGAAATCAGCCCAGCAGATCGTGAGAAGTATTTTGTAGATTTGGTTGAGCTTAAACGTCTGGTGGAGTCGGTTGATTTGGTTGAATCATGGGGTGGCATTGAGGACTTAAAACTATATGACTTGTCTCATAGCAAAGATAAACCTGAATCTGCTGGATACAAGTTGCTTCATGCAATTGCTGATTACGAATCAATATACGGAGGCGAATGATGGGATTAGTTGGTGGATACGATGCTCATTTTTATTGCGACTCTTGTAATGCATTTGGTCAAGGTTATGGGCAAACAAAAGCTGAAGCTATACGTGATATCCGAAATCGTGGATGGGTTTTACAGTTTTACGGTTCAGCACAGAGCAAGTGAAAGCAGGCGTGGCGATTAAACAAATTGAGCAATTGGTAGGTGAAAAATGAGTGCAGTTTTAAAAACACAACAAATGGATTGGTCT